GCGCCAGATTTGCCGTAACGCAGCAACTGATTCTGCGCCTCTGGACTACTCAAATCGGCGGTCGAAAGGTAATTACGCAGCTCTGCTTCGCGCTGTGCCTGCACAAGCGCGGCCTGCTCTTGCAGGCGCTGCGAGCGGGCCGCTCGGCCACCCTCAAGTCCTTGGACATACGAGCCAAGAATGTTGACGGGCTGAAGTTCAGTTGCTCCGATAACTGGCATATATCACCTATTAGCCTGGGACGTAGCCACGACTGGGCGCAACAGGCATAACCGGCCTTACAAGGTCATAGCCGGGCGTTGCTCCACCGCCATAGCCGCCGCCTACCCGGTCAAAATAGCCGCCCTTATACAAACCATAACCCATAGCGCCTTGGCCCAACGCTTGAGCAAGCGCATTGGCCTGACCAAGATAGCCCGACGCACGGGCTTGCCCGGCGCCCATTGTGATGTTGGCAAGGTTAGACCCAGTTTGGCCTATCGCACCCGCCGCTGAAGACGCCAACGACGGGCCATAGCCACCAATGCCGAGCAGAGCATTTGTCACATCAGCCCGCTGCTGTCGAGCGCGGTCGTAGGCGCTGGCAAATTCCTGAGACGCCAAACCTTGTCCAAAACGCTGCGTGCCTTTAAGCATGGTGCCGGATAGCAAACCCCCACGTGCTGCAGCGGATCGCTCAAGCGCCTTCTGCCCTTCAGCAAGCCGGAAGGCATAGCCGGGGTCCATCTGAATTTCTTCCATACCGGGAGCGCGGGTATATGCACCTTCCGGCCCGTATAACGCAGCGAGGCGATTAAGCTGCGCCAATGAAAGTTCGCGAAACGGCGCGGTTTCTGCCAACTGCCGTTCAAGCATCCGCTCTTCGGTAGCCGCCGCTTGTTGCGCGGCTTGTTGCTGCGCTTTGGCGGCTTTGCTTGCGCCTCTCATACTTGCGGCGCCACCGACCAGTGCGCTACCGATAATTGCTGCTTCGATGCCCATGTTAATGGCCTCTCACATAATGTCCGTCGTGTTGTGTAAACCCTAAACGCTGCAGTACGCCATGCATATAGTCATGCCCAGGCGTCACTCGCGTCGTAACGCGATCTTTTGCAAACAGCGCCGATAACAACCCTTTCGTCGCCCATTTGCGGCGCCATTCCGGCAGTATCGAAACGTGCAACTCGTCACCGTTAAAATACGCGGCGCCAATACATTTGTCATCCCGCACAATGGCCTTTACGTCCCAGTCGGCCACGGCAGACAGGTAATCCTCAAACGCGATAGGCGCCGACCAGTCCGTCGCCTCGTACCCCACCTTTAAGGCAAGGTCGCGGTTATCCGTCAGTCCGGTCACGAAATCTCTCTTCCCGACGAGCGGATGTTGATGGCCGTCGCCGCCGAGGCAATCGTCGAGATATACCCACCCGGAGACAGGGCGTGCCCGACAAGCTCGGGGAACGTGTAGGTTTCCGACGGCAGCAAGGTCTTGCTCTTAATGACAAGGTTGTTGTTGCCAGCCGTATCAAGGGCGGTCACAAGGTTCACCGAGATCGTTCGAGCGGACGTGTCGTAGTTCGTCGCCGTGAACTTGTCGATGATGGTCGTCACATTGGTCGCGGTGTACTGCGTCGTCTGCGAGGACTCCGCAATCTTGGACGGGATCAGGACTTTGACTTGAACTGCCATGTTGACCTCAACTGAATACGAATCTGACCCGACCCTTTGACCCGGCCACGCCGTCGCTGCCGCCAACTTCCGGGTCGCCGCCGTTACCGCCCGCGCCACCCGTCAGCGAGTTTACGCCCGCGATGCCTGCCGCGCCCGACTGGTCAAAGACCGCCCCGCCGTTGCCGTTGGTGTTGGTCGTAACGCCGCCCGTCGCCGTACCGCCCGTGCCCTGACGGCCACCGTTGACCCCTAGGCCACCGTAGCCGCCGTTACCACCCGTGCAGATCATCTCGTCGATGGTAAACGAGCCAGAGGACGCGGAGGACGTACCCCCTGCATACCCTACGGGGTTGCCTAGAACGCCTCCAGCGCCCGCTGCGCCGACGCTATAGGCGATGGTCTTGCCGGTGTCCCCGCCGCCGATGGCGACGATGGTCTTGCTATAGGCACCCCCGCCTCCGCCGCCTCCCGGCGCGTCTTGCGGCTCAAACTCAGGGAACCCCACATAGGTCACGGTGCCAAAGCCACCGCCGCCTCCCCCGCCCCATACTTCGATGGTGAGCGAGGTAAAGCCCGACGGGATGCTGATAGTGCCCGCGCCTTCGGATAGGTCAAAGACGCCCGCCCCAGCTCCGCCGGTCGTGCCTGCAATAGCCGCTGCGAGCGTAGCGCCGCCCATTAGGTCAGCCCTGCCCCGCTGATCAGCCACGAGGTCGTATTGATTTTGACGCAGGTGGCAAGGCCATTACGCGCCAAGGTACGGGTGCCGGTCGTCGTGCTATTCGCCAGCGTCAGCGTGTCGGTCGTAATCGCAATCGAGAGGCCGACGGTATTGAGATTAACAAAGATGATAACGGTGCCAATGGGGAACGCTACGGCGCTGTTAGCCGGAATCGTTGCCGTGAGCGCGGTCGCCGTGCCATCGCCCATGACCACCGATTTGCCGCGATCTGCAAGGACGAGCGTGTAGTTGCCGGTCTGCGCGTTACGCGGCGCCTCTCGATAGCCGACAGGATAGTTGGTGCTGGTTGCCGCGTTATCGGGAATCTGCGGCGTGCCCGTAAAAGTCGGCGAGGCAATCGGTGCGTAAGTCGCAGCCGCCGTCGCCGCTGTAATGGAGTCCGTGATGCCGTAGCCCGCAAGGGTCGTGGGTTTGCCGGTAATAGACGAGAACGGCACCGACAGCAGCGCCCCGTCGTTAATGCCGGGAATGTCGTCATACGAGCCGATCTGCACGTCGGTAGAGTCTTTCAATACAAGCCGATACGTGAACCCTGACATCAGCCATAGGTCATTCGGCAGTCGCCCGTCCGAATCTAAGATGATGGGATTGGCGTTGGCTACCAGACCCGACGATGACGTGTAGGTTGTGCGTGGCGTCGTCGTGCCAGCGGAGTAGGTGTAAATCTTGCCGCCCGACAGCACAGAGCCGTCGTCGGTAAAGAACTGTGCGCCCGCCCCTGCGAGAGCCGAAAGATATACGGTCATATATATACCTGCGTCATAGTAAGGATGACTGACGGGACTGCCGGGACTGGCGGTGCCGCCGCCGTTGCCAAAACCTGCACGGACGTATCATCAACCGACCACATCAACTGGAAGTAATCCCCGTTGGACATGGATAAAAAAAGATTTGCTGCCACGAAGATTTCAGCGTTGTTGCCTTGGATACGCACCTGCGAAGCGGAGTACGGAACGTCTACGCCGTTGATACGCGCCCACACATAAAACAGCCCCGTACCGCCAGAAGTCTTATCAAGTTGCAGCGAGAACTGCATATTGTAAATAGCAGGGCGCGTAACCTTAATGTGCGTGTTGTTTGCGGGGTCTACATACACACCATACCGATCCGATGAAGTGTTGAACTTCATCGCATACGCGGTGTTAATTGCCGCCGCCGTCTGCGTCGTCGTGTCGTAAAACTGGCCGTAGTTAACCGGGTTTGGTTCGTATCGAGTCGGCGCTATTTGCAGCGCCTGTATCTCCGATTGCAATACCGCCGTTACGTCATCCGTATCTGGCGATAACGCTTGACCCACTTCAAGGTCAGCAATGCTGGTCGCCGTCGTGCCGCTTCCCGTCAGCACAAACTGATTGTTGAGGAAGCGAAACCACTCACGCGAAATGAGACCCGTCCGCTCATCCATGAACGGCACTCGAGGAGCGGGAATGTTCGTAATGTTTGCCATTACGCGCTCGTCTCGCTGATCGTGAGTTCAGCGCCATTGATGGCGACTTTGACGGGATCGGTGCCGCTGATTTCATACACGCGGTCACGCAGCTTCGTCGTCATGCCAAGGCGGCGGAAGATGGTACGGGTGCCGTATCTGCCGATGCGGCCCATTGAGGCCGTGCGCGGTTCCGTATAGGTATGCCCGCCATCGTCCGACCAGCGCATCATCAACTGTGGTACTGCGCCAACGGTCGGCGTGAACTCAAGGATGATGCTGCTGCCGCTTTCGGTTTCCAGTATGTCTAGCGACTGCGTGCCAAGGTAATCGTAATCTTCCTGTCCGTAGCCGTTTAGCCCCACGCCCGTCTCGCAATCAATCTGCAACGAGTGATGCGTCGAACGCTTGAGGTTATTAGCGCCCGTCGGCAGCGCACGCCACGAACGTAGCCACTTTTGGGTCGCGCCGTTGTCGCTAAATACGTCAAGGCTAAAGGCGTAAATGTTGCCGTTTTCGTAGTCACCAATAAGCGGCTGACTGTCGAAACGGGTGTGGCAGTTGCCACGATGACGCTTGAAGTCGCCGTTACGGTATGCCGCACGCTCGTGCCATGCGCCGGTTGCGGCGTCGTATACCCACGTCGTATCGGCATCCGTAAAGTTCAGCACATAGAACGTATGGCCGTCTTGTTGATAGGTGTAGCCTGTCGCATCGGCCAGATTGCCGTACTGCTGAATGGCGTACTCCACGGCGTGAGTCGATACGCGCACGCCCTGATAGCCCTGCGCTCGATACACGATGCCTTGGCCGCGAGCGTCGGCGCCAAGCCAAAACACGCTGTTGTCCATCTTGGCAACCGAGTACGGCGCAATACAGCCGATCTCGTTGTAGGCGCCTTGGATGCGTGAGAGCGGAAAGTCCGCCTCGCCGCTGTTGTACCAGACCTCTACGCTGTTTGTGCCAAAGAGCCACGCTTCGCGGTGGTCGATGATGAGCGACACCAAGCCGTCGGGCGAGCCTTCGGCAGAGGCAAAGTCAAGCGGGTCGATTGACGTGCCATCAAGCAGCGCCGTGACCCATACGCGCTGACTGTCGGGTTCGTTGAAAACGAAATAGCCGTCAAGATAACCAACCGTGACCGCGCCTGGGAAGTCCTCGTCGGTAATCTGCGCGAACACGTCCGTGTTGCTGTTGTAGATATATCCGTCAGGGTTTGCGGCAATGAATATCTGTGTGCCGTTATCGGCCATTGATACTGGCCCGGTGCCGCTGACGTAACCGATGTACGCCGTGCCTGATTCAAGGATGATTTTGCTGCTGTCTTCCAGCAACACAAAACTACCGTCTTCCAGTTCCAAAAAGCCGGTCGTCTC